GGGCCTAGAGTCCGCGTCGTAGAACAGGAGGATGCGCTGCTCCGTCGCCGTGCCGTCGCCGTTGTCCTTGTACACCTTCAGGACGGCGTATCCATTCTCCGGATGTAGACGCTCACGCTCGAAGCGAATGAATCCCTGTGACGAGAGATAGGTCACCGCGTCCTGGTACATCTTGCGCGGCATCTGCAGCGCGTCCTTGTACCACGCGCTCTCCGTGGGCTCCCCCTCGTCGAGCACGTAGAACACGATAGTTCTGCCGGTGGCCCGGTTGCCGCCCTGCGGCTCCATCACTTCTGCCGCGTAGCTGTTGATGCCAGCGGCCTCCTTCGCCGCGTCCTGCTGCGCCAGTACGTGCACCACGCGCACGACGTTGGCCGCGAGGTCATCGAGCAGTTCTTGCTTGGTCATTTGTCCTCCTTTGTCTCAGGCATCCACGCCGCCCAGTACCCGCCGTAGCCGCCGAGCCGCAGGCAGTCCTGTCCCTCGGGCCAGGAGCCCCACTCGGGCCCGGCCAGCGCGAGCCAAGAAGCCCCCATGCTCACACCCGCACGCTCTTCAGCAGGCCCTCGGCCCCGATGGTCACCTCGAAGTCCCCATCGGTGTTCCCCTTGTCCTCGCCGAGGTCGTCCGAGTAGCTCACGATCTCCCACGTGCCCTGCGCGCCGCCGTTGTCATGGGCGAACACGATGCGGCGCACGTCGGAGAAGCCGCCCGCGTCCTCGGCCCAGATGGCGGGGTCATCGACGTCGATGATGACGTCACCGTCCACCTCCGGTGCGGACACCGTCGCGTTGGCGCACGCGTTCCCGCCGGCGCTCCGGTCGGTGCCCGACAGGTCCGCCAGGGTCTGTACGGTGTTCTGGTCGATGGTCATGGTCGTGTACAGGAGCGCCCGGATGACGTTCCCCGCCGGTGTGCCGGTGTAGGTGAAGTCGACCGAGCTGGTCCCCGCCTCGCGCGCCTCGCGCAGCTTGTCGGGGACGTTCATCGTGACGGTGGCCATGTCAGCTCTGCAGCTCCTTCTTCAGCTTGTTCAGGAGGGCGCGGTAGCCCTCCAGAGTCTCGGGCAGGTGGACGCGCTGGGCGCGCAGCGCCAGCTCGCGGTCCTCGATCTCGGCCGACAGCCACTCGACCCGGTCCCGGTCTTTGATCCGGCGCGCGCGCTCCAGAGCCACCATCAGCCGCACGATGCGGGAGACGTGGCGGATGCGGGCGTGGATGGACCGCGGGTTGGGCCGGACGGCCACTTCGATGGAGGGCGCAGAGACGCCCGTGGCCGGCGGGGACTTGCCCAGCCAGCCCTTTATCTTCTCGAACATGGTTTCTCCTTCGGGGTTACACGCCGCTCTTGGCGCGCAGCAGCCACAACACGGCGCCGCCGATGAAGGTCAGCAGGGCGCCCGCCAAGGCACCCAGCACGGCGGCAGCACCGGCGGCCTTGCGCTGCTGCGCCTCGACGACACGCAGCCGCTGCTCGTGGTCCAGCACGAGCTTGTCGATACGGCTGGTGTAGGAATCGAGGCGCCGAATGAGGCCGTCCAGACGCTCGGTGAGGACGGCCAGGTCGGGCGGAGTGGTCATGAAGGCCCGCCCCGGCTGCGGTTCGAGGCGCCGCGCAGCTTGCCGCGGTGCGGCTCGGCCTCAGCCTCCAGGTCGCGGGCGACCTGAACGTTCTGCTCCGCAGCCCACTCCCGCAGAGCGCGGATGGTGCGGGCATCGATGTCGCGGAGGGCCTCGCGGGCCGCGCGCTGTTCAGCTTCGTCCTCTTCTGTGGCCCGCCGTGCAGCGCGGCGCTGCAACTCATCCGAGGGAATGGGCACCACCCGCCCGTCACGAAGTCGTTGGTTCATCAGCTTGGATCCTTGATGCGCCAGATGGCGACAGTACCGCTGTCGAAAAGGTGAGACCCATCATCGAGGATGAGGCGCAGTGCGTCGTTATCCTCTGCGGTAGACACGACACCCGCGCCATAGGCGCGTGCACACGCCGTGCCGCTGTAGAGCAACGAGTCCCACCGCATCGTTGTTTGAAGCCCGGACGCGCGTGCGCTCTTCACGATCACGTCAAAGTCCAAAAGATTCGCAGGATCGGCCGTAGCGGGGTAAATCAGCACATCGGACCGAGCCGAATTGTTCGTCCCGCTCGGTGAACCTGAGTTCACCTGGAACGACGTGTAGTAGTCGGAACTCCCGTTGCGCCACGCCCCGCCTGCCGTCTGAACCTGTAGGCGCGGGAGCCAAGTGGCTGTCGAGCTGCTCGCCCCTCGGCCCTGCACGACGTAGGTGTAGCCAGACGCGAAGGTAAACGAGAACGCGAACGTCGAGAGGTCATTCGCGCCGCCGTTGGTCAAATCCGCCAGCTCGACCAGCTCCAGACCTTGATGGAAGTACCCAAGTTCGCCGCTGGCGTTACGGCCGAGGACCATGCCGTTCACGGCGCCGAGGGCGAGCCTCGCATCCACACCACCGATGCGCGCCCACAGGTCTCCGTTCGTGGTCAGCGGGGTCGTCAGTGCGCGCACCGCAGCGGCGTTGGCCGCCTTGATGAGGTCTCGACCAATGGACGTCGAGTCCGACACCTGCGCAGCCGTTACGGACTTCGCCTGCCAGCCGAAGCTGCCGGCGTCCGCCTGCAGCACCTTGTTGTTGTCGTCCGGGTCGTCCGGGGTGGGGACGTTGCCGGCGGCCACCGAAGCCGCGTCCACGTACTGCTTGGTGGCAGCATCGGCCGCGGCCGTGGGGGTGTCCACGTTGGTGATGCGGGTGCTCTCAGCATCCCACAGGGCGGCGGCATCCTTGCCCAGGACGTCGGTCACCTCGTCGAACGCTTCCTCGGCAACGAACATCGCCTGCTTCAGCACCCGGTTCAGCTCTGCCGCCGGAATGGTCGGAGAGCCGTCCGTGAACACCGTAAGCGCGCTCGGGTCCGTCGGCGTGTCGCGGTCTACCAGGATGGTGACTCCGGCGCCGGGCGCGGTGTCGAACTGGATGGTCGAGCTGGTCGGCCACGTGAAGGCCGTTGTCTCGACGCCGTCGAGAAAGACCTTGACGTGGTTCCTGCTGATGAAGGCAAAGGGGACCGAGAAGGTGGTCTCGGCCCCGTCCCCCGTGTAGGTCTGCGTGGAGAGAGCCATAGGTTCCTCAGTTGAAGCGATCTGCGCGGGGCAGATCGTTGGCGATGACGTTGTGCACGTTGCGCACGCCAGACAAGTTGTTCAGCACGGGCAACAGGGCGCGGATGTTCCGGAAGTCCTGCTGCGTAATGCTCCGGCCGTCGATGGCGGCCTCGGTGAGGCCGGGCACCAGCTCGAACGCCCGCTGCGCGACATCCGCGGTCGGGTTCCCGAACAACGCATCGGTCGCGAGGTTGGTCGAGCGCTCGATGTCCATCAGCTTCTGGACCTCATCCGGCAGGAAGCCATCGAGGCCCGGGGCCTGAATCATCCACGACGCCATCACGGCAGCAGAGCCCAGCGCCGAGGAGCCGTAGATGGACTGCCCGGCAATCCGGAACGGGTCGAGGCGCTCCTCCAGCTTGTCCGGCTCGTTCCAATGGTTAATGTACGTGCGGGCGGTGTAGCCGACGCCGGCGAACACCGTCGTCAGCATCATCCCCTGCCACGCAATGATGTCGCGCGTAGCCAGCCCGCTTAGAAGCTGCTTGGAGTACGAGCCCATGAGGAACGAGCGGAACTGCGTCAGGATGCGACCGAAAGTGGAGTGCATCCACACGTCGGTAGCGCCGACGTCGTTCTCCTGGATGGCGCGGCGACCGACCCGGAACACAGCCATGCGGAACGTATTGAACACCGCCGGATCCTCGGCCTGCCACGCCTCCCAGTCGACGGCGCGGAGGCCGCGGGCGGAAGGGCGCGTAGTGTGCTTTCGCAGGCCCGCCTTCACCGCGTCCCACTTATCCGGGCCGAGGCCCATGAGCTGCAGGCGCCGCGGGTTGAAGTCTGCGGTGGTGCCGGCGGCGACGTCCATGAAGCGCTGGATGACACCGCCAGCAGCCCATTGCTGCAACATGGCCGTCATGGGCGCCAGTCCGCCGAAGTCGGCGGTGATGTTGCGCCCGGCAGTGATGGCGTCACCGACCACACCGAAGCCCGTCGGCCGGTCGAACTCGTCCGCCTCGAAGCGCGTGGCAATGCTGCCGACGAGGCGCTCGTTACCGAGAGAGAAGATCTCCTCGATGATGCGGGCGTCGTCGAGCTTCAGGCGCCCCGTCACGGCGTCACGGGAGAACTGGCGCAGGCTGGGCATACGCTGTAGAGCGGCCTTCCAGCCGGCGAACGCCAGCACGTTCCCGATCTCGGCAATCTGGGCGAACCCGGCCTGGTTCATCACGCGCGTGAAGTTGTAATCCCGCACGAGCGACAGGATGTCGTCGAACGCGCCCCTCTGGTGGGTCGGCAGGCCACGCAGGTAGTTGAACAGGAACTCTAGCCGCGGGATGACCTTCTTGCGCACCTGCTCGGCGCGCGCCGAGCCTGCTTCCTGCGACCGAGCCACAATGGCCTGGATGGAGTCCTGGATGTCGGCCTCCGAGCGGATATTCGCGGCGTCTGCAAGTCCTATCCAGCCGGCCATCGAGCGGGCGTAGGGCTGTGCGAGAAGCTCGACGTTGTTCTCGAACAGGTCGAGGATCGCAACATCGACCTCCTCGCCGGTGTCGCGGTCGACGAGGCGCATGGTGAAGCTCTCATCGATGTCCGCGCGGCGCCGGCTGCGGGAGCCACCACCGCGCGAGTCTCGGTTCTGGCTCTGCCGAAGCTGGTTCACGATCTGCTCGACCTCGTCGTCGCTGACGTTGCCGCCCTCGCGCAGGATGGCGCGGACGGTCTCCAGATCCTGCAGGTCGACTCCGTGGGCAATCGCCATGTCGGCGCCAAACGACAGCCGCTGCAAGCGGCGCCAGTAACCCTTCGCGATGCGGTTCAGGAGTCGCTCATCGATATCCGGAGCCGCGCTACGCATTGAGCGCGCGATCAGCTCTTCGATTTGGTCGGGACCGAAGCGAGACAGGTGTCGGGCGATGGCCGCGTCGTCGCGGATGCGGGGCACGAAGTTGGCGTTATCGGGTATGTCCTCGAAGCCCCTGACGCCAGCCCGCTTCAGCTCCTTCAGCGTCTCCCGGAACATCGCCCGGAAGCCGTCAGCCGCCTGCTGTACATTCTTGTCCGGGGACTGTCCGGTACGCACGTGACGGCCGACCTCGCGAAAGAACTCGTTGCGTGCCCGGAAGCTCCGGGGGTTCCACCGCAGCCGAGCCCGGCCCCTCTCTCTCGCCCATGCCTGGAAGGCGGGCTCAGATGCGCGACGAGACACCGCCAATAGCTTGCGGTGGAAGAAGGTCTGCAGCTCCGACGCCGCCGGCCCGGGGTTACCCTCGACCGGGTCTTCCACGAGCTGCTTGGCGAAGGCGCGGACTGCCTCGTCGTCATCGCGGCCCAAGATGCCCGCAATGTCGAACCGCCCGGAGGCGAAGGCTGACTTGGCGACCTCCTCCGACTCCTGTAGGGGTTCGTCAGGGTCACGCCCGAGGCGGGTCAGGAACTGCGCGTCGTCGCGCAGCGGGGGGCCGCCCTCGGCCGGACCGGCGCGCGCCGCGCCAACGGAGTCCGCTTCCGCGCCCGCCGCCTCATCGCGGACCGGCCGCACCTTCGGCGTGACGTTCGGCTTACCCGTGCGGGCGCGCAACTGGCGCAGGCGCTCTTCGTTCTCCGGAGACCCGGCCCGGAACCGCGCATCCTGGACCGGTTGGGTGGCCTTCTGGACCTCCTGATCGACCGCGCGGCGCACGCCGCGCACGGCCGCATTGGAGGCCCGCACGGCCTCACCGGGAAGCAGGCCGCCGATACCCCCACCCACCGTGAGCCCGACGAGGCCGGCGATCAGCACGTCCTCCTCGGTAATGTGGTCGGTGTTGGCCGCGAGGAATGCTTCGACCGCAGCGGTCTCGGCCCCGGTGGCTGCACCGGTCTTAAGGGCACGCGCGAGACGCGAGCCCCTGTTCAGCGCCCGAATCGAGCCCAGGATGGGCGCCGACACCGCCGCCGTCGGCTCCAGGAAGTTACCCGCGAGCCGGGTGGCGATGGTGCCGGCGCCGCCCCGCACGACATCCGCATCGAACTGCAGCGCCGCGAGTAGCCGCTCCTTGCGGCGGGTGAACTCGACCAGCGATCCCGCGTCAGCGAGGGCGGGCCGGTGCTCGTCCGGAACCCCCTCCATGAGCGCGTCGAAGTTGTCCTCCAGGGTTGCCCCGAAACCAGGGTCGAAGGTCGGCGCCACGAACGCATTGTCGAGGGCGTCGACGGCCACACCGATGGTCGTGTCGTTGATGAACGTCCCGCCGAGCGTCTCCAGCACCGACGGCGTCGGCCTCTGGATGCCCTGCTCGCGGGCTTTGATTTCCTCCTGGAGGGGAGTGACGCGGGGCTGCGCCAAGTCGCTGGGGATGACGGGTTCCATGAGGTTCCTCAGTTCAGGGGGAAGGTCTCGGCAGGCTCACCCGAGGGGCGGGAATCAGCGCCGGCCGGAATCGGGGCGAGACTTCTCAGGACACGCCGGAGCCGCTCGCCAGCAGTCCGGCCGCCGGTCGGGCGGTCCTGGAACGAACGAGCGGGACCCGTCTCGGACACCCGGCGGCGCTCGGCACGCTGCGCGGCATCGGAGAACCCAAGCGCCTCGTCCACGCCGTCGATGGTGTCCATCACGAAGCGGCCGAAGTCGAAGCCCTCGACCGCTTCTTTGGCCTCCTTGGTCGCCCTGATGGTTCCGCTCAGCGTCGGCGCCAGATCCACAGGGTCCAGTTGCAGCAGGGCGTCGATGGCACGCTCCAGCGCGATGGGTGCAGGGATCCCCTGCGCCTGCATGCCCTGCTTGAGGGCCTCCTCCACGCGCCGGCGGTCGGACCAGAACTCCATCACGCGCGCCGCGGCCGGGCCCTTGGGGTCAAGCCCGCGGAGCCGTATGTGCTCCTCAGCCAGCTCGGTAGCCTGGGCTGCCATCCACTCACTGTCCGAGAGCTTGTTCCGGATGCGCTCCGACGTCTCCCGGGCAACGGCGATGGCCTCCTCACGCACGCTCTTGTCGTGCATCGTCACGAGGTCGCGCCCGGCAATGCGCTCCAGCGACTGGCCGTTGGCCGTGTCAATGACGCGCAGGGTGCCGTCCCGGGCCGTCTGCTCGTCCTCCAGGAGAACGACATCGTCGGCATCCGAGTCTTCCAGATTGACCGGGAAGCGCTCCTTGAGGTCCGGGAAATAGGTCTCCCGGAACGCTCGGTCGGCAGCATCGGCCTTGCCCCCAAAGTGCTTGCCGTCGACGGCCCCGTTGCCCACCGACACCATGCGCTCCTCCCACCGGTCGCGCGCCAAGTCGAGCGCGTCATCAATGGTGACGGCCTCGCCGAACACGAGGCTGTCCTGAACCATCTTCCGGAAGCGCTCACGCAGGGCGGGAGTGCCCCCGATGTCCAGTCGACGCATGTCGTCTTCGACGGCCCGGCTGTTGACTCTCATCAGGTTGATGACGCCGGACACGCGCTCGCCGGCGCCAGCCAGATCCTGGACGACCTCTTCCGGCGGCTCGCCGTCTAGAACAGTGCGGCGATGGAACGCATCGTAGATGGCGCGCTCGCTCTCGGTAGTCAGGCTGGCGGCGTACTGCGGGTTGATATCCTGAGCCCGGATGTATACCTGCGCGGCCTGGATGAATGCCTGGGGGTTGCGGCTGATGGCAACCGCGCCGCGCTGAAGCAGG